AAGGAGAAATTTATCAAATACTGTTTGTAATTCTTCTTCGCTGTATTCTTTATCAGCAACGAAATTATCTGCTGGGACAACTTTGTGACCCCAACCGATAGTGTCGAACCCTTCGGTATCTTGATATATTTTGTTTCTAAAACCTTCACTTAATTTAACTGATTTGGATAATTCTTCGTAACTCATGCTATCTTATATCTTTTTTTAATCACACCCTGTAAAGTTTTTGCTTGTCCAGCATGAGCCTTTGATGCCTTTTTTAAACTTTTGATCACTTTTTTTACTTTTTTCTTTTGTGCCTTTTTCATTTCTTTTTAAACAGTCCAATAGCACTTGATCCAGCCTTGATGCCAAAACTCGCAGAAATCGCTATATACAACAAATTGTGGTAATACGACGGTAAGTCTTGCAAAGCGATAAACCCACGGTGAACATGTTCTTGTAAGGGCGTGAATACTAAAACGGCTGGAAGTAGTAAAACAATTAATGCTACCTCATCTTTCCAGCTGCCCTTCATTTGATCAACGGCACTTTGCTCCCACGCAACTTTACCAGCTATTTGATCTTCTTTAAGTTTTTGGGTTGCTTTTATTGTTGTTAATTTTAATTCTTGTTTTGCTTTTTTGGTTTCTACAAAACCCTTGACGCCATCAGCGACGACGCCAAGTAAAGGTTTAGCAAGTAATTGCCACATAAATTCTAGATTGCTCCTATAACGATGATTACGATAATTGCTACTATTGCAGCTTTAATCCAATCTTTCATGCTCCAATCGGACCACTCTTTTAAGTGAGCCCATAGATCTTGTACTAGTTTCATACAAACCTCCTTTGTTGATAGGGTTTTATTACTTTACGCCCTTAAAATCAACTTTTTTGATCTGAGCGTTGCTAGTCTGCCCTTTTGGACCAGCACCTTTGTTTTGTTTTACAACGTAAGGTGAGTATACAACAGCAGCATCAGATGAAACTTTTAATGTAGGAAAAGGGTTTTTTGTTTTAACCACTTCTACTTTTGTTTTTTTAAAGTTCATTTCTTTTTACCCTTCTTTTTAGTTTTTTTCTTTTTAATCACACCACGTGCCATAAGAATATCTTTCATTGTCACTTTTCCGTCTCCACTAAGATCAGGAAACTTTTTCTTTTTCTTTGGTGATCCACCTTTTTTCAAACCTTGTGCTTTAAGCTTTGCTGTTGCTGCCGCTAAACCTCCACCAGCTTTTCTTCTTATGTTACCACCCACAAAAGGAAATACTCCAAGAACTTTACTGGTGTTGCCTGCACCTGATTTTCCTCTTATATTGCCACCCACAAAAGGAAATTGCCCAAGAACTTTACCCATATTAATTGTCTTAATCGTACTAATTACATTTTTATTTTTGTTATTTTCGTTACTCATTATTTCTTCGCTGCTCCATATCCACGTTTAGCTAGTCTACCCGCTCTTTTGGTTTTCTTTGCTTTTTTCTTTTTGCCTTTCATTAGTCCACCTCTTTTTGCAGGTTGAACTCTTTTTGGAACTCCACCCATTTGCGGTAATAATTGTTTAAGTCCCTTTTTTAACATTGCCTCCTGTTCCATCTTTAATTCTTCAGGAGCGTCTTTTACATTTTGTATTTTTCCTGCCACAAGTGTCATTGATGGTTTTGGTTTGGATGGTTTTACAAGTTTACCCGTCTTTGGATCAGTTATTTTTTTAAGATTTTTTTCAATACGAAAATTTTGTTTGTCTTTTCTAATATCATCGGTAACCCTCTTTATAGAATTGATTAATTGTTGTGGTGTTCTTGTATTCATATCAATGTATCGTCGGTTTTATTAGTTCTAATATATCATAACCATTATGATTTAACAAATTTTTTGCTTCTGAGGGCTTTAAATGATCATAATAAATGACTTTTGCTACAGCCATCATTGCACCTGCCAAAAGTAAACTATCTTCTGGTGAATTGCCAGTATTTTTTGATATCATCATTAGCTTATCAAAGTAATCAGCTAGTTTTTCTTCTGCGTTTGCCATTTTTAGATATTCCTGCCTCGTTTAGAGCGATTGCTATCGCTTGTTTTCTAGATTTAACCTTTTTTTTGCTTTTGCCTATCTTTAATTTGCGCTTTTTGAACTCACGCATCACTTTTGCGACTTTTCTTTCGGTTTTTTTCACTGTTTTTGCTTGGAAAGGTTAACATTTGCACGAAGTTGTGCAATATCTTCTTGTGAATCGATACGATCTTGCGCTATTTCCTTACCAGATTGTATTCTTTCACGTTCTACATTTAATTTTTTGTCTAATTCTTCATCTTTACGTTGCATTTCCATTGCACGTAGCTGTAATTCTTGTTCTTTTAGTCTAATTAGCGGATCATCTGTGTCAGCAGACAGTGCTTCTTGCTCTTCTGTAATCATTTGTGTGGTAGTTTGATTAATTAGTTCAGCAATTTCAGATTCTATTTGCGTTTGTAGTTGTTGTATCTGTGCTTGTATCTCTTGTTCTTGTTCAGGTGCCGCCATTTGCTGTATTTGAGCTTGTAATTGTTGTACTTGCTCTGCATATTTTTGTGTTACAATCTCTCTTGCCTGTAATGCTGTGTGTTCAAAGATATGTGATGATAAAATTGACATGACCACAGGATTTGATTTTACTAATGCTGATGACATAAATGCTCTATGTGCGTTTATGTGTGCATCATGATTTTGTTGTGGAAAAGCTTTTAATGGTCTTGCTTTTAAGGACATAGCATTTTCTAAACCTGGATCAGTAGGAGATGGTTGTTGTGGTGGTGGTAAAATAGCATTTACATCTGTAACACCTAAAGCTGTGTACATTCTTCTATACGCCTCGTACAAATTATGTGATCTTGGATTGCTCTGTGCTAATTGTAGTTGTGTTTGAGCCATAACTACTCTTTGTGCCACAGAAAAAATATTTGGATCTGATACTGGTAGTATGTCTACTCTGCCGTCAAAATCCTGTTGCTTAATCTGTGGTGGACCACCCTCAACTTCATATGGATACATGCTCGGTAAAAACTCTGCAAATATCTGTGAGAGTAATTGAAACTCTATTTTTTGTGCGTAGTGTAATCTTTTGTGTATTGCACTCATGACTTTTGTGCCACGTTCCATCATAGCCATAGTTGTTCCTACAGGTGCATTAGCTCCTAAGTTTTCACCTATTTTTTGATCGGCTACTGTTGCAAATCTTGTAGCTGTTTGCACCACAAATCCTAATAAAGAGAATAAAGTTTGACTCGGCTCTTTGTAAGGTAAAGGCAACAGACCTGCACGTAGATCACCACTTGGTGCATCAACATCTCTAAACTCACCTGGTTGTAAAGGATTGTCATCGTCACGAATACGTAATCCTCTTGCTTTAAATCCAGCAGGTAAGTTAGCTAAAGTACCTGCATCAATTAATTGTCGTAAAGCTGCTGTAGCAGTTCTAGATAAACCACCAAGCATATGCACTAAACCAAAACCATAAAATCCTAAACCTGGTAAAAATTTAAAGTGTACAAAATATTGGTCTTTTCTAAAGAGTGGATCGTTCTGTCTATAGTTTCTGTACACAGATAAAACTTTTCCACTACCTTCATCTATTGTTACTATGTAAGGCAACTTAATACCTGAATCATTTTCAAATCCTGGTAAATCTAAATCAGTGTGAATTTCTAGTAATGTGTAATTGTCGTCTTCGTATCCTGTTTTTGAAACACCAGATAAATCTCTTTCTTTGTCAAGAACTCTATCCTCTTCTGTCGAAACCTGTAGATCTATGTCTCTATAAAAACCAGATACAGTCATCTTTTTGACTTCATTTAAACTTCTTTTAATTATGTGTGTAACTCTTTCAGATGATTGTAAATCAGTTGCAGTGTAAGGGACAACAAGATCATCTGCAGGTACAAATTTAGAAACTGGTCTGCCTAAATTATTATCTAAATATACTTTTTTAAATGCTGATCCTGCTAAAGGTAAATGAAAAAGCATTTGATCAAGCTCTGGGTCATACTCCTCCATGACGTGCATAATTTGATAATTCATAAATTCTTGCACTCTTTCAGCCTGTTGTTGTTTTGGTAAATCTTCTTTACCGATTATCTGCGTTCTAACAGGTCCGCCTGCAGGTAACAATTCTCTATACGCTTGCGCTTGAAACTGAGTAACAGCTTCTGCTAAAACAGGATGTGTTACACCACTTGCACCTTGAAATGGTTGAGATCTCTCATCGTACTTAAATCCTAATAAATCTAGCCCTTTCGTGTAAGTTTCTTCCCAATCTTTTCTTGAACTTTTATCGTCTTCAAATTTACCTAACAGCTCACTTGATACATTCATCAAGTCATCTTCTGTCATGAACTCTGCAAGGTTTGAGCCGAACTCTATTTGTGGTTGAGCGGGATCTTCGCCTATAACAGCAGATCCATCATCCATCATTTGCACATTAGGATTGTCTTCAGGCAACAGCTCTACGTCTACAGGCGTTGCTGCGTTCATGATTACATCTTCGTTTCCTATAGGTTTTTCTACTGCCATTACTTATATATTTTAAACAATTGTAGCATTTGTGGAGTTAATTCGAAACCATAAATTGGCTCTGATTGAAAACTCCTTTCTTCACTACGCTTTATTCTATACCTTCCGCCCTGATTTTCAACTAAATCATTAGCTATATTTTCAGCTTGTCTGTATGTTTCTCCTGCCCCTAATACTTCTAAAGTATCTTGATCTATTACTTGATAGACCTCACTTCTTCTAATTTGCCCTGTGGATACATTTAAAATCTGTAACTTAGATCCATATTCTTGTGCTATTTTATTCATAATTGATTCTGCAGCGCCTGTGTAATGTTTACCTGCTGCATCTGTAGCTTCTGGGCCTCCGTAAAATTCATAAGTGCCCACACCTGGAAACCTTGATGGTTCAATTGTAGCTGTTTCTTCACCTTCCTCAATTTTTCTTTTAAAGTTTTTAATTCTTAATTTTTTATCGTCAGCGATTATCTCTGGTGCAGTAGATGTTGATCCCTCCTGACTATAGGAACTCGTTACTTGTTTACCTCCCATAACACCAATAAAGTTTGGTGCATTTGGATCTTTTTCTATAAACTTTCTGTGAGCCGCTTCAGCCACAGACTGTTTAAATAATGCATCTAAATATTGAACTCTGTCTTTTAATGGTACGTCTGGATACAATTGTTCCATCAAATCCTTAGAAATGTTTTCAGCCATCTCGTCTATAATAGCTGTCTGTCTATTTTTTACTTGATCTCTATATGCATTAATCGCTGTTGGTGTAATAGCGTAAGGTGGTGTTTCAGATAAATTTTTTAATATTTCATTAAATCTTTTTAATTCTTCGAATTGATTTTTAAGTTCTTCTTTAGTTTTACCAACTGGTCTTGCTATGCCGCCTGTTTGTTTAAAATATTCTAACAGTTCTTTATCTCTTACTTGATCTAAAGGAATGTTATTTTCAGCCATAACATCTAATCGTAGTGCCAGCTCTCTTGCTTTTCTATTAGCATTCTGCATGATATCAGATTGTGCCTCATCAATTACCGTTGCTACAACATCTTGTCTCTGTGCAGGTACAAAGTTATCTAGTCTATCTTTTTCAGTGTTGTAATCGTTTTGTAGTTTTTTTATTTGATTTTGTTTTTGTTTAGCCTGCGTTAATAAAATTGTATACGCTTTGTCGGCATCTATCTTGCCATCTGTTTTTCGTACTAAATTATTTACTTGTTGTGTTACGAGTGCTGCTTGGTCAGGATCAAACTGACCATCTACTAATCTTAAATTAGTGATAGGGTCTTCAAATAGTTTTGTAATCTTATCTTCGATGTTTGTAAGTTGTGTTCTGTCCGCTACTTGAGGTGGTATAATTATTTCTCCAGTTTCTTTGTTTACTGTCTGTCCTGGTAAAATAAATGCTGGTCTGTCTGTTTGTCTTGTCCAACCAATTGTATAAATACCATTTTCATCACCTACATCTCTACCAAAAGTGTGAGGAGACCTACCACCAGGTATGGTGCCTGGATCACCTCGAAGAGAATCTTTTGGTAATCTTAAAACTCTTTCTCTATATGAACCGTCAATGTATCCGTCTTTCAATCCTGTATTACTATATGACGGATTTTTACTTACTCCCTGACCAGCTGTTTGTACTAACGCTCCAGTTCTATCAAACTTATTTTTTGGTGCTATGTTTATTTTGTCAGATCTAAAACCATAAGCATCTATGTAAATATTTCTGAGAGGTGATTGTTGTGCGATAGAAATTACATCATCTGATAATATTGGTTGTCCTTCTTTTGCTCTTTGAATTACGTAATTTGAAACTTTTGCATCGTCTAACTCATCGACACCAACTCCTTGTCTATTTATGTAGTCATAAAATTCTTTGTCAGTCGCAAATAATTTTGGTGCGTTTCTTTTTGCTAAAGATAATTCTAGGTTCGAGAAAAATACTTCACCAGGATATGTTTCAGGAAACGCTACTCCAGGATACAAAGACTCAAGTGTAGCTTGTTGTTTTTTTGTCGGTGTTGTGATGTCTTGAACGTCCATGCCTTCTTTTCTAAAAGCTGGCGGCTTACCAAACATTCTTGCAAAAAATCCAGTTGATGCTTTTACTGGTATCATGTCTCCTACATAACCTCCGTCTGCCATAAATAACTCTTCATCTCCTGAAAAAACAGATTTTGACTTTTGTAAACTTTTATCTCCAAAAGTCATCCCTTTAATATTTGTTAGCACACCTTCATTAGCTGCGATCTCGTCTATTTGTTTTAAGTCATCAATTAAATCTGTGAGTCCTTTTACATTCTCTTGTGTTACGCCTGCTTGCATTTTTTCATTTATTTGATTAATTTTGCCTTTTACATAATTTCTTACATCGTTATCTAATTGGTTAGATCTCGCAGTTTGGATCATTAAGTTTTCCATATCTAAAGATGTATTAATACTATCTTCCAATGCCTTTATATGCCCTATTTGAAACTCAACCATTTGAGGATCAAAATCGCCACCAAAAACTTTTGCTATATCTTTGTATTCATCTTCGAAATTTTTCGCTATCATATTAGCTTTTTCTCTTTTTAACAAAAGCTGCGCTAATTTATTTGCATCTATATTATTTACTTGCTCCATAATTTGAGCCTCATTCATATAATTAGCTCGCATCCTTTCGGTCGTCATTCGAAGCCAATCTTTTGCTACCTCACCTCTAATTGGAACATCTTGTAAATTGTCTATAGCTTTATTAATTTCATTTCTTTTTGCTACAAAGTTTGCTTGTTGAGTTGGATTTAAATTAAGTTTTACTCTTTTATCCGTTCCTTTTGCACCTTTTCTTAATGAAAAAGATCTTGCTAAAGGCATGTCAGTATCATTTAAGTATTGTTGTATAGCCTGAAACTCTCCTTGATATTTTTGTTGAACAAACAAACTTTTAAGTTCAGCGTCTGTTGCATTTTTAAAAGTACCTCCCTTTGACTTTCTTAATTTTTCTAAAGACTCAGGAGTTGCCTCTCTAAATACAGCTGAGTATTCTTTATGGTCTCCTAGTATTTCTTCTAATTTGTTAAAATTTATTTCTATACCCGAGGAGTTAGGATTATTTTTTTTATAGTCTTCAATTAATGCTATTGCTTTATTTAATCTTCTAGCTTTGTTAAGAGAATTTCCTTTTCTTAGGGGGTGTTGTTGTCCAAATTGAGTCCAAGCCTTTGAATCATTAATATCTGAAAGAGCTGCTTTTCTAATTTTATATCCTATTGTTCCGTATGTCCCCGTATCATAAAAATTATTTAAAGCTACTTTAAGAACATCATCATTACCGTTAACTATCTGTGCGTATATTTTACCTGCATCGTTCAATTGTTTTGTTGTTGCATTAGCTCCTATTTGAAACTCTGGTAATGATTGAACAATATTAAATGCTTCATCATAATCACCCACTTGGTATTTAATAAATTCTTTGTTTCCGTATTTTTCTCCTTCAAGTGTTCCTAATCCTTTACCTTTACCTTGTTGCTTTGATACTTGCATGATTGGTGCGTAGATAGGATTTTTTGTTTCTAAGCTTTTTGCTCGGTTTGCAAGAATAGATGCACTTGTTAAGTCAGTAGCTGTATCTAACCCTTCGCCTCCTGCACTAAGTCTAAATCTATTATCGCCCACTATATCTTTTGCAGCTGTTGTAATACCTCTACCGTAATTGATTGCACCTTTTGCTATTGTATTACCTATCGCACCGATAGGTGTGCCTGCTATTAGTGCCTCTAATCCAAACATGTCGGCTGCTCTTCTCTCTTCTGGTGTTAGGGGTTTGCCTTCTATAATTTTTGTACCCGCACTATCCAATGGCTGAAAGTAATCAGTCATGTGCATTTTTGATACTGCTAGTACCCTATCTTTAAACGCACTTAAATTTTGTTTAGGTAAAAATTCAAATT